AGTCCAGATCGACCAGCATCTGATTGCGCTTATAACCTCGAAGCATAAGGTCTGTTGTACAGAAGTCTTCAGGCTTATTCTGAATCCATTCACACAGCTTCTTTTTATTTATAACTTTTTGTCTTTCACCAACGACAAAGGTATTGTCTGGTGAGAGGAAGTTGGGAATACCATCACCACGATCACCACGAAGAATGTGTTCCTTCACATACTCAGCTGCGTTTTCTGTCTTGATGAAACGCTTCAGGATAGGGCTGTACTGAGTGACGTTTGGATACTTCTGAAGCTGAACGAAGTCCTTATCTGAAGATAAAATAAGAATCTCTTCATGTGCAGAAAGGCGACCAGACAGCACAGCAATGATATCATCAGCCTCTGCACCTTCAACTTCCAGAACCTTGTAGGGAAAGTTTTCTTTCAACTCCTCACGAATCTTGTTGAGTGACTGAAAGATCAGATTCCAATCAAGACCAGACTTCTCACGATCATTCTTTCGATGTGCCTTGTAGAAGGGGAAGACATCTCTACGCCAGTACTTCTTAGAGTCACAAGCCACAACGATCTCACCATACTTAGACCTGAACTGCTTTGCATATGAACGTAGGCTATTCAGGACCATGTGGCGAATGATATCTTCATCTGGTTTTGTTTTGTTTGAGCCTAGTTGTACCATCAGATTCGAAATTAGAACTTGATTTAGATCAATTAAAATAGTCATTACTTATCCTTTGCTATATATAATATATAGCATTTACTCTTCCTCGTCAAGCTCATCTTCTGCGATTAGTTCACCCGTCTTTCTGTTGACCATCTTAACATTCTCATCGATAAACTTATGAAGGTTATGTTCGATATTGAATTGTCGATAGATGGTGGCACGAAGAGCATCGGCAGCCATCGAGAAGTCCTTGAGAAAGTTTTTATCATCGGTGTCGATACCACAGTTCTCAAGCTCTTCGACAGCCATGTCAACAAGATCATCGACAATGGTATCTGCATACTTGGCTCGACCCTTCTCCTTGGCTTTTACGATCACTTCTTCATTTTCTGAAATAGCTTCACGCACAATCTTGTGCTTGGGGAATTCTAAAACGTTGTCGGTCATTTGATTGCCTTTAGAATGATTACATCGCTATTTAGACGACCAGTCGCGGTCTTCGGCTTGCACTTAACACTTTCCATCAACTTACGAAGTGCAATCTTACCGCCATCCTTAACAGCATTCAACTGAACCTCAGGCTTACGAAGCTTCTTTGTGATAGAAGTCTTCTCATCGAATCCTATGATCGTAGTACCCTTCACAGTCAGACCAGAACTGCCCATTGCATTATATACAGACATGTCACGGTACTTGGTGTTGAAGACCCAGAGTTGCTGAGCACCGACAATCTCAGCCGGTTTAAGGCTGACAACCTTGAACTCTGTGTCTTCGACCTTGTACTTCACCTTCGCCACAACGGTAGCAACAGGCTTGATCTTCTTCCTACGAGGTTTACGAACAGCCTTCTCTACAACTGTTGAGACTTCAGCAGCTGCGACAAAGCTACGAATGAATTCCATGTAGGACTTGAGTTGGATTCTCTTGAGGTAGGAGTAGGCTTCCTTCAGCTGATCGTCCTTACCGTTATATGCATCGAACAGTTCAGCATAGAGAGGCTTATAGTAGTCTACGATCTTCTGAGCAACCTGAGGCTTGATCTGCTTATCACGAAGCCAGTTGGTGATGTTGAAGGGGTTCTTTCCTTCCTTGAGGAAGATGTCTATCTGCTCTTCAAGATCACCAATCAGTTCAGAGGTCTTACTATTAATACGTTCCTGAATAGAGATCACATTCTTAGGAACAGCTGCAACAACTTCTTCGACTTCGATGACAGACTTCAGAGCAGACTCGATACGTTCCATCATTCGATCCTGATAACCATCAGGCAAGCTTCCGCCGTTCAGAAGAATTCGAGACATCCAACCTGTGTTAAGAGACAGACCTTTTGCAAGAGAAAGCTTCTTGATGGAATCCTTATCATACTTGATGAAGTTCAGATATTCAGCGACAAAATCTTTAGACTTATCTGCATCACAAACATAATTGTACCAGTTGAAAGCATTGAGCAGTTCAGACTCTGTACAATTCTCACCAATAAGAGGCTCAACACCAAGATACTTCTCAGACATCAGAGTTGAAAGCTTGGTTTGTCTAGCCATTAGTTTTCCTCAATATGTTAGACCAAACTTTTGGTCCTTAAAGTCTGTGATAACACAGACTCCGTACTCAAGATACTCATAATTATAGGCGACCTTTTCCGCAAAGTCAATAGCCTCCATGAGATTATTGTATACAATGCTGTTACCAAAGTAATCAATCATGACATCCATGTCACCATTCCAGTGCAGGGTATCATCATTGAACTCACCATAGATGTTATCAATTGACTGTGCATAGGCAACCCTGAACTCTGATCCAGCGGTTTCGAGAACATATACACCATTATCAGACGACATTTTCTAACACCACATTCTCTCGATTCATACTATCGATCAGTTCTGACGCTTCACAGTGAGGCAGGTAATAGTTCAGAAGGATTTCAAAACCCTTACAATATTCCTGAAGGTCTAACAGGTCTTCAGACTCATATGACTTAAGATCAGTCCGAGACTTTAATTCTGACATCTCTTGCATTATGCGAACATAGTCGGCCTTCAGAACACGCTGAAAGAGCATAGACATAGTCTCTTCACTAATATCAATCTTATACATTCTTTATCTCCATCTTAGGATTGCAACGTATCACGGTCTGCGACTATTGTCAAGACAAAAATTAGCTCTGGAGTCCCATGATTCCATAGGACTCTACGTATTCCTGAAGAGCTTCAAAACCACCAATACGCTTACCGTTTATGATGATCTGTGGTACAGTCAGAGCTTCGTCAGGTCCAACAAGTTCCATCAGTTCTTCTTTTGTATATTCTTGGTTTAGATGAAGCTCTTCATACTTGATACCAAGACTAGACAGCATGTCCTTGGCCTTAACGCACCAAGGGCAGCTGTCTTTGGTATATATAGTGCATAGAATCATAACACACCTAGCTTATTGAGTTGATCGATAGAATCTTCGGCACTGGTGTGCATAACCCAGATACCACCACCGTTGATCCATGTCATGCGATGTTTTTCCCAGTCATCAACGATGATATCACCCGGCTTGGCATAGGTGATCTTATCCTTGGATGGGCAGACGATCATTTCAAGATCAGGAAAGTACTTATCGCGCCAGCGCAGCTTCTGATCGATAGCCCAGTCACCACGAGGCTTACCAGTCAGGATGACTGGATTGAGGTGCTTGACCGCACCAACAAGATCATACGCATCATGCATAGGATCAAGAGAGTAGAAGAAGTCTGGTGCATCATAGATAGTATCCCAGAAGACAGTTTCACCAACCTTACCTTCAAACTCGCGGGGACGCATACCAACAAGTTCAATGGCTCGCTTATCGAAGTCCGCCAGAACACCATCACAATCTAAAAACAGCTGCATTACTAAATCTCCACGATTAGAGGTTTGTACGTCATATAGTCATCAAGCTCATTCTTGTAACCACGAGGATGACATATCACACGAGTCTCGCCAATCATATAGTCAAAACGATCATGTGTATGACCATGAATCCATATCTTCGGCGGCTTCTTCATCTTCAGAATCTCTTCATCCATGTTGTTGGAGAAGGAAGAGTTACAGTCACTATGCCGAAATCTCTTATGCACAGACTGAAGAGACGGCGTGTGATGTGATACAATAACATCAGCTTCGCTATTAAGCAAGAAGAATTTGTGTGCATCATGTGTTTCAATCATAAGACTCTGTGTGATACCCTTGATGTATGTATTATCTATCAGATTCCTACAGTAGCTCAGATAGTCGATAGGACTTGATAGATCAGTCCAGAGTGTGGCACCGGCAATCCTCACACCGCTTACTTCTTGCAGCTTTGTACCATACAGTGCATCGGAGAAGTATCCACCAAAGTAGTCATGATTGCCATTGATAGCAAACATATGATCTGCATGTTTCTGCACCCAACGGTGTCGGGAGTTACCATCCTCACAAATGTCACCTGCACAGATATAGAAGACATCTTCCTCAGGCTCAAAGTCCCAAGAAAGATTGTCTTTCATATGCAGATCAGACATTATTCCAAATTTCATTTCTTATCCTATACAGTTCTTGCAAACTCGCCAAAAAGTTCTTTCGCGGCTTTTTCATATGCTAAGGCAGCTTCTTCCTTGGTTTTATAATAACCAAGATGAGTAAATTTTTTATTAATTTTAATATGTGCTCGCCAACTCTTTCTTGTAGGATACCAACACACACCTTTGAAACCAGAGGTATTGTTCTTTGGTGCTCTCTTATTTCTTTGGTTTTGTGTAGCTGTAGCATCACGAAGATTGGCTATACGGTTATTCGATTTATCCATATTAATGTGATCTAACATACCAACTGGGTCTGAGCCATAGCACATCTTGTATGCAAGACGATGTGTAGGGTACAGTTTTCCATTTATTCTGATATTGATATATCCCGAATGATGCAGGTTCCCTGCGATAGAGCCAGCGCAAACCCTCTTTCCACGATTTTTTTTCCATGTGAACAGACCCGTCTCTGGATCATAGTCCAGAAGATCATTCAGTTCAGCAAGAGACGGTAACGGATTTGGCTTCGTCATTACTTCTTATCCTATTCGGTTCTTGCAAAGTCGCCAAAATATTCCTTGGCGGCTTTTTCATATGCCAATGCGGCTTCTTCCTTGGTTTTATAACAACCAAGATGAGTTGATTTTTTATTAATTCGAATACACGCTGTCCAAGGGTTTTTTCCTGAAGAACCATTCGCAGAAACACCTTTGAAACCAGAGGTATTGGTGCTTGATCTTTTGGTATTAGCATGATTTTGGCTTGGTGTAGCATCACGAAGATTGGCTATACGATTATTCGATCTATCACAATCAATATGATCCAATTGGTCAACTGGGTCTGAGCCATAGTACATCTTGTATGCAAGACGGTGTGCTCTATAATTGTGCCCATTAATTGCAATTTAAATATATCCTCGTTCTGATATCCATCCTGCGATAGAGCCAGCACGAGCAGTCCCACGAGATTTTTTCCATGTGAACAGACCCGTC